TGAGCATCTGAATACTTTCTTTCTAGAGCTTTTTCAAACTGAGGTAGGTTTAGTTCCCATCCACCCCCTAGTCTAGTTTTAATATTTTCATTGACAAAAAAGGTTTCGCTAGCTTGTAATCCGCCATAACCATCTTCCTCAATAAAGGTAACTATCACTATACAAGTTTTCGGGTGCATAAGGTGAACGCTAATATAATTCATATCTGTTAAAGCTATGTAATATTGTGATTCGTTTATTTTTTCAGCCTCATAATCAAAGGCTATTAACTCAAAGTCTTGGCGAGATTTATAAAACCTCGCCAGACTGTTAACCACATTTGCGACGTGGCTATTTGTTGGATAAATAACCGACATTATATGCACAACCGATAATAGGCTGTAAGAGCACTTGCACCGTACGACCCACAAAGGCTGACAGCTAAGTAAGTTACTTCGCCTTGTTGACATACGCTTATGATGTTGTAAGTTTGTTGATACATACTGCTATCGTAAACAGTTTTAAAATCGCTAGAAGGTGGGAGTTGTGGTGGGCTATCGTAACCGTGAACTTCACCGAAGTAATAACCAACGTGAGATAATGCACCAATAAATTCTTGGATAATAGTGCGTACGATTAAGTACTCTTCCCACTGATGTGTTAGATAAGTTTCACTGATATCAGTAATAACTTTGTCGGTAGTGAGTTGTTCCCAACCCCGATCTTGATTAAAGTCATTTTGTGCTTGCATTGATACCTCCTGATGTAAGCGTTAAAGTTATATATAATTATACCACAAGAGGGGTTACACAGCACGCTTAAAACGCTCTTAGAGCAGTAAGATTTGGCAGTTTTTAGCCGTATTTGCCAACTTCTGTGACAGGCATACTGACTGGTAAACTTCTGTTGGGAGGTTGACACACAGCGTAGACAATGATTTTTGCGTGTGGATTCAAGTCAATTTGTTTTTTATGATGGGCTTGTGCTTCGGGTAATGTATCAAACTTTGTAACGTCGTATTTGGCACGACCCAAAAATTGGGTCGTGGTGTAATACTTCACATTAGCAAAAAGCTCTGCTTCGTATTGTTTAGTTGCTTCGTTCACTATTAAACCTATCAGTGATTTTTTTAAGAGTTTGCTTAACTCCAAAAGGCAATTGACCGTATTCCTGATAGCACGCTTCCATCAGATCGTGCAAGTGGTGTAAGTTTTTGATAACCTCGTCTTTAGCATTTACTGCATCAGTACGAGCTTGCTTGAGTTGTTGAAAATCGCTTGGTAAGTTATTTTCCATTTTTTACCTCCAATGGATGTTGGGTTAAATAATATTGTGTCAAATATAAAATTACTTGTTGGAGGCTAGGCTTAAAACCTAACTCCTTTTCTAATTGGACTTGCAACTTTTTTAATTGCATTCTAGTGTCCTTGTGGACTGAAATTGGAAAACTCATTTGGCTAACCTATCTAGGTGGTCATACAAAAAGTCTTGCAATTTTTCAATACCTTGCTTGTCAACGATAAACCAATAGCACTGAGTGTCTATTTTATAGTTGTCTGGGTTTTGTTTTGTCATAAACACTTCTGCAGACTGAGCACCTTGCATTGGTTGAAACGGTGATTGAGCTACCGTAAAATGTAGGTTATTGTCTACTTGCCAATGTAAGACGTTAGGGTGCTTGACAATGTGGACCTCATCAAAATCTTTGCTAGTACCATTTTCAATGCGTGCATTGCCGACACCAATAAACAATTCTTCAATTTGGTCAATAAATAAATGTTTACCCATACTGATCCTTTCTATGATTGTTGGTAAATATGTATAACTCATTATACCATAAGACGTTGTATTTGTTAATAAAAAAAGGGTCAAGCTGAGTTGCTTGACCCAAGTTGGAGGAAATATAAAAATCTTGGGAGAGTTTTATATTGTTCATTATATCTACTTCCTCTGTTGACGCAATGGTTTTATTCCATTTCCCATCTATAAAATATATGATCATTGATTCTTACAGTTTGTGTAAACATTTCACTCCAACTAGGTTGAACCCAATGTGCGTGATAGTGTGTTGATCCATCCGTTAAATCAATATACATTAAATCACCGTGTAACAATCCGTAGGCAATTTCTTCTGCCCACAAGTAAGCTTCTTTATCTTTAATTGTTTCAGGTTTACCATCACAGTAAAAACTAAATTGACATTTGTTAGGAATAGGAATGTCCGTGTTCCATGAATAATAGTAGCCTTCTTTTACTACTTCGCACACAGAACTAGGGTAACGGTGATCCGCTACCCTAGCCATGACGACTTGACCAACAGCTATCTGACCAACAGTAGGCTCTCCCCGAGCCTCAAAGTAGATAGCTGTAGCAAGACATACTAATGATTCAAGCACGGTAAGCTTTCATCCAGTCAGATAAAATGTCGCTTGCCTCGCTTTGGCTAACTTCAAACTCTTCCATAAGGTAAGGTCTAGCACCGAACATATTTATTGAGCCACTTTCTCTTAAAGCATCTAAGTATTCAAAAGCTTTTACTCTAAGTTTTAACCACTCTTCATTATTTTCCTTTAACAGCATTTATTTTCTCCTTTATAATTTTCCAAGATGTTGTGATGTAACGAGCCATTTGTTTGTCCATTCTATTAGTAATATGGTTTTGACTCATATCTTCTATTTTTTCATCTAAAACCTTTATTGCTAATTCTAATGTAATTTCTTTATTTTTCATCCTCGCCTCATCTTTGCAATATGGATAGCATCATTGCTATCCTTACGAATAGGCACAGCGTTAGATTTATGTAACGTTCCTATGCCTAATAACTCAGAGCCAGAGTAGCGTGTAGTTTTTCGTACGAAACCGTTGCCACAAATACGATCGGACGTTGGTAATGTAGACTCTACTACTAGCTCTTGAATATTTGGTCGGTAGCTACCGTTTGTAGAACGGTAGCCTACTCGTTTAAGTAACTTCTGTAAAAGCAACTTATCTTGTTGAATTCTTTGCAATTTGTTCATTGTTTTTTGCGTGTTGTCCAACAGTTTGTTGATGTATTCCACATAGAATAGGGCTTGGCTTTTTCAACAGCTTTGTCTGCAACAGCTTTTGTGTGATCAGCAGTAAGGTTATCAATGGCACTTTCAATATCGTCAGTATCCATACCTAACTCTGCTAATAACTCTACACACTCTTTGCTGTCAATTTCACCGTCGGCATAGCGAGCCATAGTGTTTTCTTGTTGCTCTAAAACCCATTGTTTTACTCTGCCCATTTTAATAACTCCTTCTTGCCAATAAAAAACCTTCCAGTTTTTAGTTTGTTTTCGTAGGCTACGTTCTTAACATCAATAAGACCCATACCTACCTTTATGATATGGCTAGGTTGTGAACTCAGGGCTTGCTTGTAAAGATGGTCACAATCTTCAGGATAGCTCATAGTTGCATCAAGAAAACCGTCTTGTTTGCTATACTCGTGTATAACCCATTTCATCATTTTTTCCATAGAACCTCCGTTGGTTAATATTCTATTAAGTAATTATACCATAAGAGGGGTTACACCACTAATAAAAAGTGGTCAAAGCCCCGAGCGAAACGTTAAATTTACTCTTTTGTTTTTTTCACCTTGCAACTCAGGTACAGCGTGTTCACTATTCATTTGACTTTCACCGTCAAATATAATGACATCACCGTGTTCCAACAACCATCTTTTTGTTTCATAATAATAACCTGATTTGCCTAACGCATCTCTACTGATGTTAAGGCTACTCGTGTTGGAGTGGTCTTTTATGTCAGATTCATATTCACGCCACTCAAATAAACGAGTTGCACCAAAAGAAGCAGAAAACACGAGATCTTGTGGATAAGGTACGGTGTCTGAGTGAAAAGGTATGCTTTCACTTCCATCCCGATATAATCCTACAAGGCAAAAGTTATAGCTGTCGAAATCGCTAAATATATTTTTGGTGATTCTATTAGCTTCTACCAATATGTCCCATACATCTGGATGATTGTCCCAAGGTTCGGGAGTCATGAGCTTTCCTGCGTATTCAAACTCTCTATTACCAAACCCTCTTGTTGGTCTACCTTTAACAGTCTTGCCATCAACTTCTCTGTCTTTAGGTTTATCCCATTCTAAAAAGCGAGGGTTGAATTGCTTCAACCCCCCTTTGATGAAGTGTACTTCACCCATCAGTTACCTCGCTTTCTGACCAACTATTTCCATTGGCAATACTAGGTTTATCCTTACCACCAGTCAAGGAATATAGTTTTCCTGGAGTGGGCTTTTCAATATAGTGATGCACACTACTCGGTAAACCTTTTTGGTAGTCGTCAATATGCTCCCAACACTTTTCCATAAGATACATATGTATTTTGTTGCGACCATTCCATTCGCTGTAAGCGTGAGTTATATGTTCTTGTAACATAAACTTTTTCATAACGTCTTCAAGCACATCGTGACACATAATACCTTCAAGTGGTTTTTTGATAGGGCTACCATCATTACCAAATATAGTGCTTTTATGACTGCGTGTGTCACTTTGAAAAGTTCTAACAAACTCGTCAACATAATATTGTGGAAACCACCCACCTTTTTCAAAGTGTTCACGGTAAAATATAGTATAGCGATCACCAAGCAGTTCATAGAACTCGTCTTTGGTAATAGTTGAAAAGTCTTTATATAGACCTCGCCTTGTAAGTCTGTCAAGTACTTCAGCCTTTTTTTCAAGGTAAGCTAGGCGAAATTTAGTGATGCTAGGCATACAAGCTCCTTTCTGTGAGCGTTGGTTAAAATTATAATTTATTGTACCATAGGAGGGTTTACTTAGCTAATAAAAAATGCTCCCTCTGCCTCGGAGAAAGGATATAAGCCAATACAGAGGGAGCACCCATCATAGGAGTGTGGAAAGGACACTATATCAAAAACCTTTCCACAAGTGTTCCGTAAATTAATCTGTCCATGTTACGACAACCAGATTTACCCTTTCTCCAACAACGAACAAATTCTATCAAGGGAGTTGTTGGAGTGGGATCTACAGCATTGAAAGACGCCACTATATCGCCTTTTGAGGTGTGTTGTCAACCCTAACTTTTTGATTAACATACTTTTTCATCCAATGTGGAGTGGGTGTGTTTTTCCACTTGGCGAAGTATGCTTTTTCATTCTGATAATATCTCCTATAAGCTATTACTGGATCTTTATGTTTATACTCATCAGGCATAGCCTGATAAAATGGAGTAAGTTCACCTTCTGGTAAAGCATTCCATTTTTGTAAATTTAAGTCATACAATACGTCTACACATTTATGTTTTCGCCCATACCGAAAACTGTACTCTTGGCACAAGGCTAGACCGAACACCCACAACCACGAGTAGTTCCTGCGTGTTTTTCCTGCCCACAAAGTACACGGATGTTTCGGATAAGTGGGCTTGTATGGAGCAGTATTGCCTAATGTCCATTGAACCGTGCAAAGCATCTGCACGGTTTCTAATGGCATTTTTACGACGTGTTTGTCGCAATGGTATTGGACAGCTTTGTCAATACTTTTGTCTAAAACAAATATGTTCACTTTTTTATACCTAGTACATCTTGAACAATAGTCGGACCGTGCATTTGTTCGTGAGCGTGTAACTCAGCTTGCTGAAACAACTCAGGGTCTTTGGCTTTTATATAAGCTAATTGGTGAATAATAAGAGTATACTCACTCGCAACAGCTTGAAATGTAGCAGATACATCACCGATTTGTTTGGCAAACTTTTCTGCATTGTGTAGTAGTGTAGACATACAATCCCCTTTCTGTGGAATTTATTGTAGTTATATTTTTATTATAGCATAAGAACCAATATTTAGTAACACTATGCGACATCTTTTTTATCATACTTTTTTACAAGCTTATAGACACGCTGTCTACTAATGCCTAACATAGCTCCTATTTCACCATAGGTGCGACCATTATTTTTCATTTGCAGTATAAGTCTATTACGCTCAGCTTTTTCATTTTCTGCGTGATACTTGCTTTGACCAGAGGGCAGAGATAAATTGTACAGATTCACTAGTCTTCTAGCTGTTTTCCAATTAATCCTAAATTTATTCGCTACCTCTAACAAACTTGTAGATTCACTGACTGTTTTTTCAAACACTTCTTTAGAAATATCTATAGTCAAACGCTCAATCCTCCAAACAGCCAAAACAAAACACAAAATAGTGTCAACATAAATAGAGTTCTATTTATAATGTATGTCAATCCTAATATTACTAACATCCACATAATCAATCCTTCCTTAGTTTTGATAAAACTTCGTGTTGTAAAGACTGTTCGTCCCAGAATTTTTGAGCACGATCATAAGGGTGTTTGGGACTTTCGCTGTTTCCCATTCTTACCTTATACTCTTTTTTTAAGTCATCTTTTTCTACAAAAGACTGAAGTAACTTAATGCAATCATTTAAGTTTTCAAAGTAAACCTTTGAAAATGCACTCTTTCTAGTTACAAGATAACTAACAACATATCCGTTGGTTATTCTATCTATTTCGAACCGAACCATTTGTACAACCAGTCAAAAAATGATAAAGGGCTTTTCTTAGTTTGGCTAATAGAGTTTCCAGTTATTACTTTTTTCAATCCAGAAGTAGGTTTTAAATTCACCTTACCTTCTTTAATTTTTTTGACTGGAACATAACTCGCCAAAGGAGCTTTTGTTTTTAGTGAAAGAACATAATTTACTTGATTAGGAGATAAATTATATTTCTTGCCAACTACTTTGTATGGAAGTTCTTTGTACCTTATATCCATTTGCACGTCAGCAATTAGCTTATCAGTATATTTAGACATACGTCCTCCTATAAAAGTTGGTGGAGAGTGTTTGGCATTATCATTAAATATTGGTATTCATTTTTAAATAAGTATTGAAGTTAAAAAAGAAACCAAACACTCTCCATAAAATGTTAAGAATGCTACGTTTGCAACAAAAAGGAATCGAACCAAAACCTCAACCTAAAACGCTCCGTAAACGAATTTAAAACATTCTTAACATTTTTATTTTACCATAAGAATAAATTAGCTGTAAGCCCTTTTTAGTCTTTTTTCTCTTTACCTTTTACATAAAGTATTCTTCGTGCTTGACCAGTCGTCATGCTGTATTTTTCAGCTAAATCATTTAAACCAAACTTTTTTTCAACGGTTACTTTTCTATGGACACCACCAGTTTTCATAACTCCTTGAGGTTTTCCTTTATTTTTTTCCCAATACTGTTGCACTTCTTTTATTAAACTTTCTTCAAATTTAGTCATTTAGCTTCTCCCCAACTTGGACCATATTCAGCATCTACCACAGAGGGTACTTGCATTTCTACACAATTTTCCATAATTTCTTTTATTTTATTTCCTTGTTGTTCATCTTTTACCGAAATATCAAGTTCGTCATGAACTTGAATCAAAGGTGTAATACCCTCTTTATAAAGTGCAACCATCGCCATTTTCGTCTGATCTGCGGCTGATCCTTGTATCAACTTGTTTAGTGCTTTATATGTAAAGGCTCTTTTTATCGCTGGACCGTGTTCAGCATAGGCTTCTGCATAAGATAAAGGTTTAAATGTTCCATAAGCATTAGGCTCCCATTTATCAAACCTACACCTACGACCAAGCAAAGTTCTTATGACTCCTTTTTGGTTGGCTCTGTTTGTAGCATAATCAGAAAGCTGTATTACAAAAGGCACTTTAGAATGATAAACACCAAATAAATCCTTAGCATCTTCATAATCTAAACCTAATTGCTCAGAAAGTTTCTTACTGCCCATACCATAAAACAATCCTAAGTTTATGTCTTTAGCTTGTTTTCTTGGTACTCCTACAATATCAGCCGCGAGTTGATGAAAGTCAGTAAATTTATCTTTATTATACTCTTCTGCAAATTGTTCTGCACCGTTAAACTTTAGTAACGAAGCATAATGAACAACGAGTCGAGGTTCTTGGCTACTGTAATCAAAAGCCCCCCATTGCTCACCAACATTAGGTACAAACAAACTACGAATTAATGGACCAATTTCACCGTGCCGAGCAGGAACTTGTTGTAAGTTAGGATTACTATAACTAAATCTGCCTGTCACCGTACCACCATCATCGCTTCGTAAAGGGTGGGCTTCTGCATAGATTCTACCATTATGTTGATGTTTTAAGATAGTGTCTATAAAAGTAGTTCTAGCTTTGTTTAACTCTCTTGCTTGTACAATAGCCTTAGGAACGTCGTGAGTGTGGTTAGCTAGAAAGTTCTTAGTAAAACTAGGAGCATTAACCTTTTGTGTTCTAGGGTAGCTCAAACTAAGTGCATCAAAAGCTTTAGAAACGCTGTCAGCAGACCATATCTCTACGTCACAGTTGGTTAAGTCTTTTATGTTTTTTAATAGTTTGTTTTCACGCTCAAGTAAGTCTTTCTTTATACGCTC